AGCCTTAGCCTTGATGGCATCAACTTTATTTTGTGTATTCGTAATATCGGTTTCAGTCACATATACTTTTGTTGCACCAGTATTGTTTACATCAATCGGATTTGTATTGTCTATTCGTGTAAATGAACTTGCTGGTCTTGTCATTGGCGGAGCTGACATACTCGCACTACCTCCACCGCCTCCACCTGGTACCTGAACAGCTAAAATCTTATTGACGTTTGCTATACCTGCTGCCACTACTGCTGCTGCTGCCAAAGCTCCTCTAAATGGTGAGGTAGGGTCGCCAGGCGTTAACTGTGTATTGTATGCTTTAACAGCTCCCAAATATGTATCAATTGTTGCGGCTGCTACTGCTAAGGCTTTCCCTTCTGCTGTACTTTCTCCTAATACACTTGCAAAAGTTTTTAATGAATTAGAATAAGATTCTAAGGCTTTCTCTCTATTAGTTCTTGTTTCATTTTCAAGTTTCTGTGTAGCATCGGCATTCTCTTTATTAATATCGTATTTTTTCTTGGCAATCTCAGCCTCTAATGCTGTTGTTGATTGTCCATAATCCTTAGCTGTTTGTAGTTTCTGTTCAAGCTCTTGTAACTCTAAACTCTGCTGCTCTTTTCTAATTTGTTCCTGAGTTAAATTGTTTTCGTAGAGTAGTGTTTGCTGCTTTTTGTAATAGTCCTCAGTCGCTTTATTGCTGTCTTCAAATTCTTTTGTTATTCTTTCTTGCTCTGCCTTCTTTGCGTCATCTATTTCTTTCTGAGCAGCTAATTCAGATGCTACTTTTTCTTTATTTAAAGACTCAATTGACTTAACTACTTTTCGCCTACGCATTATTGACTCAGCCTCTAACTCATTAACTCTTGCGATAGCTTCTGCCTCTTGCGCCAATGCCTCATCACTTGCAGAAGTTAACTTGTTTCTTTCTTTTATTGCGTTAGCTTTCTGTTTAGCTATTACTAATTCTTTTGCTGCTAAACTTTCTTCACTTGCTGCTACTTCTTGGAGTGCTTTAATTCGTTCGTCAAAAGTAGCGTTCTCATCCTCCATCATTAATCTCGCTGCTGCCGTTTGTTTAGCTTGTTTGCTTCTTTCTATTCGTAGCCCTCTTTCAGCATCCTCTACGCCTTGTAAAATAGCTTCAATCCTTGCAGATTCTTTCGCTGCCTTAGTCGCTTCTGCTGCTACTTTGCTGACTTCATTAATTGCATTACCTACTTTCTCAGTAATACCTTCTACTCCTAAAGTAACTTTGCCGACTGCATCCGCTGCTACTTGTCCAGCCTCAGAAAACTTTCCCTCAAATAATAATCCAATAGCTTGTCCTAATGCTGGTACTAATTCAATTAAACCTTCAAAACGATTAGTTATATTTTCTTGGATTAAATTAGCAAAATCAGTTAAAGCTTGTTTAGGATTTTCAAACATTCCAATCAATAACTCAGCTACCTTAGCCAATGAATTCATTACTACATCTAACCCAGTTTTTAAACCAGCCATTGCTGCATCAAATCTATCTGCGCCATCATTAGTAGAGGTGAATGCTTTAAATAGTGTAAATAGTGCTGCTGCTATTGCTGCTAATACTGCTCCGATTGGATTGGTCACTAAAGCCCACATACCTTTCACTACATCTCCTAACGCATTAACTACTCCTCCGATTGGTCCAGGCAAATCAGCAAAATCTTTCTTTGTTTCTTTAACTGCCTTTCCAGTTTTTTTGGTAGTCTTTTCGGTCTCTTTTAGATTATCGTTTAAGTTTTCCGTAGCATTACTTAACTCATCAACTTGCTCTACCGAATCACCAGTATCAACTTCTGTTTTTATTTTTATATTATTTTGCGCCATTCAGTACCTCGTTTTCTGTGTTAATGATTATACTTAATATACTTGAATCAGCTAAATCAATTAATTTAATTAACTCTTCAAATTCTGTTCGCTCAATTAATTCTTTAAATCTATTATACATTTGTGTTGTTATTAAAAATTACTGTCCAATTTCCTGAATAAGGAACAAACCAAGCTGTATGCTTAGTCTTAAGTTTAAAACTCGCCTCGCCTCCGATTAACTGACCTGAAATTGGATAGATGTCTATATCCGCTCCGTTTTGATTGTGAGTTATAATTAAAGGATAGCCAGTTTTTAACTTAGGCAAATTAGCATCGGGTAAGTAGACTCTGCTGTTACCATCTAAAAGCCAAATAGTTTGAGTGAAATCTATAAATACATAGCCATCGTTAGTGTATCTAATATCTGTGTAGTTCTTACTTCTGTCACTTAAAAAAGGATTGTTCTCATCCTTAAATAAATCGGGCAAAAGTATCTCAGGTAGATTAGGCTGCTCAGGTTCAAATGTTGCGTAGCCTCCGTTGGTAGTAGTTGACTCGCTAATAAATGATGGAGCTAACTTTAATTTAAGGAATTCAATCTTAACTGGGTCATCCGAGTTCATATCGTATTCAACATTGTGCAGCCTGTAATACTGTTGGTCTATTCGGTAGTAATCTCTAAATGATAAATTCGCCAATTGATTAGGGGAAAGATGAAAGTAACCACTAACTAACTTTGAGTCTTTGTCGGTAATCTCTGAAATAGTCTTTAACCAATAGGAGTTATAAAGATTTGCCGTAGTTATTGCTGGTCTACTTCCATACTGATAAGCTCTTGCTGTTGAGCATTCAAGTGAGAAGGTCGGAGCTGTAACACTATCTAACATACCCGCATAAGGAAACTCCTCATACCTTACAAATCCAGTTGCTGCTGTTTGCCACAAGTTCCAGCCTGTTGAAGTATTTACTAAACCTCCGTATTGCAAAAGTCGGATATTATAGACTGGTAGTTGGCTTGAACCTGTTGAAGGGTCTTGCGGTCTTATCTTAGTTAGCACTCTATCGTTTGCAGTTGAGTCAGCCAAAGGACTTGCAGAGAATCCAAGCTCAACTGTTTTGGCGTCTCTTACAAAGTCATTGTTAACATTAAACTTTAAAGTACTAAATGGTTCTCTAAAAACGTCTTCGTATCTTTTATTGAACTCGTCTGAATCTGACTTGTAAGACATTTCAAATACACGGAAATCAAGTAAACCCATCGGCTTTATTTCAAGCTCTTGAGAAACGTCTAAATAGTTAGTAAGGTCTACTAAGTTCTCAGTGTAGAATTCGTCTCTCGGCTCAATGATTAGTTTTTTAGGGTCAATCTTATCTACCTCAACGTATAAATTGAAAGCTTTAATTAAATACTGAAGGAACTCTGTTTGTTTAATCTTCTCAGGTAGTGCAGACGCTATGTCAATTGTTTGGCCTTCTTGGTAAGTAGCTTCAGGGTTTGAGAACATTGCAAGTCCTGAGTTAAAAGTGATTGTAAATAGTGTAGCATTTACTGCTGTTCCAGTTCCAAAATAAACCATAAAAGGATAAACCTTATCGCCTACTTGAATATCAAAAGCCTCACTATTTAATTTGACATCTCTCGTCTCCCCTACCAATAAGTTATAGCCTATTCCTGGATTATTAACTATTGTTATTATTTGGCCACCTCTGTTAACTCTTATGCCCATATAAATTCTAATCCTACCTACACCAGTTCCACTTACTGAGAATCTACCTTCTAACGCAAATCTATAAGAACCTGCTAACCCTGAAGGACATTCCCACCAATGATTCGTAGTACTTACTCCTGCTGGACTTGTATCGTTGTCATTTTGATTAAGGCCTAAAATAAATTCAGTAGATTGATTTGCATTTGTACTCGTGTAGCTTAATGCAGATGAGCTTGTCATTAAGAAAGTTCCGTTCTCTACTTGTGTTGAACTCATCCTAAAATCGCCCCCGCAAAAAGGGACTATAAGGTTCTTGAATCGTTGAGAGTTAAAAAAGTTTGATTGGTACCTATAACCTACACCTGCAAAAATAGAGTCAACTATTTGTTTAGCGTAAATAGCAGGGTAAAAAGTTGTAAGGTTATAATCGTTCTCAGTATTGCCGTTTGAGTTGCCTCTGTCAATTAGTGGATAAACATATCCAGTCCCATCGGGTTGGCCACTTGCGTTAAAATTTACATAGGTAGTACCGTTCTTTATTATTGAAGTGTCCCAGCTATTTTCTACGTTCGTTTTATTCCAAACGTGGTCGTAAGCGTTTAAGTCTAACTCTTGCAAACTTAATTCCCCTAAGTCCTGAAATAGGTTTGCGAACTTACCAATCATTACGCATTCGTACTCTATTGCGCCATCTACATTCTTAATACTTAACAATTGCAAGTAACCTCTGAGCTGTTGGATTCCTTTTCTGTAAAGTATTGCCTCAGCTTTTAAATTCGGATTAAAGTCAGGCTGAAAATTTAAGTTAGTAGTGTTTATTACTGACCTATCAAGATTAAAGATACTTGAGAATAGTGAATGATTATTTGCGGTGCCAGGAATGGTTATAGATTTTGAGTAATCGCTTTCTCTTTTCTCAGGTTCTCTAATATCTATAATAGACTTGTTTATCGGCAATGGTACCGAATCGTATAAGTCCACGTTAAAAGAATCCGTTACAATTCCTGAAGCGTTGTAAACTACTATTTTTAGTTCTGTTTGGTTCATAGTGATTGGCGATAATTGTCGAAGGTGTATTCTAAAGTCAATTGTAGTGAGCTTATTTGTCTATCGTTAATGTATATCTTTTCCTCGTAGTTGCTCTCTTTAATGTTTACGGGTATATAAGTCGCTCCGTATTCCATCATTACTACTGGACTTAGCACTAACTCTTTTAAGCCTATCCATTCAGCATCGGTCAACCCATCGGAATTTATTTGAATCGTGTCCGTAAGTTTAGTAAAGTAGTTAGTTTTAGCTCTGAATGTTTTAGGATAATTTAAAGGCTGAAATTTCTTGAACATCTTTCTTTCTATGTCGGTGAAGTTGCGACTAACTTTAGTAAATGTATAAGCATCAAATCCTCCCAAATTATTTAACCAATGTAATCTAATAGGTGAATACTTTTGGCAGCTCGTATCAATCAAGAAGGTTCTGCTAAAATAAGTTGTTGCTCCGCTCCCAGCTGTGTTCTGTCCGTTAACCCGATAGTAGACTGCATTCGGATAATCAAAAGCCGCATCGTAAACCGATTTGTAATATCCACTTGCATTACCTGAGTTAGCGACATTGATAGAATTAATTGACCCAATCGGAGTGAATCCAGCATTTGACTCAATTAATAAATTTAGATTTTTATCTAATACCTGAACATTGATATTACCTACTATACCAGTACCATAGATTTCATCGTAATCAAAATAAGTTAAAAACCTTTCCTCACCATATCTGAGCTTTTCTTGAAAGGTAGTTTGATTCAAAGTTAAACCTGATTCAATTGGTGAGTTTACATTGTAATCAATGAATGCTGTTTTGCTCCAGTCTAAGAAATCAAAAATAGCATTTGTTGAATGTGCGTTATTACCACTTGCATAGAACCCAGTTAAGTTAGGGTAAATTACTGGTATACCTGAAGCATTGTTGCGTACCTCTCCGAACTCAACCCAGTAGTCAACCTTAGAGTTTATGCAATGATAGATACCAGATGCGTTATAACTTGCGAAGTCATAGCTAACATAGTTGCGTAGTACTTCACTCACATCTACATCTATCGTGTTAATGCCTGGCTGTTTTGGGTAAGTCAATCTTGCGACTGGGTTAGTCTGTCCGCTTACATTAATGTCCACCAAGAATTGAAAACCCGCAGCAGTTGCGTTAGTACTCTCCAATCCGAATACCATCTCATTGTATACATTCTGCCAATTGTTTGGCTGTGAATTTATAATCATTTTAAAATATTTTTTGTTATCGTAATTTCAATTGACCTACCTAACGCATCAGCTAATCCTTGTGCGAATGCTGCTACATTGCGTTCGCTTAGTGCATCGTTGATAAAATTAGTTGGTTTTATACCTTCTCGCTTAATACCTATTCCCATCGCGTAAGCCATCTGCGTCTTCTCATCAATTTGTTTTTTCTTTCTTTGGTCCTTCGTCAAATCTCTTGTTTGTGAATACCTACTCTCAATCGGAAAGCCTCTCTTTGTAATCCATTTTCTCAATGACTTATTAAAGGCTGGACTGACTGACTCTTTTTTGAATGAATAAGGTGAATTGAATTTGTTACGAGTACCACTTACACCCTCGTTTAAAAAGTCACCGTAATAGTTCATCTCAATAGACATTTCAAAACTATTCCCATTGGCACTCAAAGGTAAAGTGATTATTGACTGCACTAATTCCGAATCCGCATAGTAAGCATCTAACTCGGTTAGGTTAGATTTCATAGTATCGGTTAAGCCATTGACAAACCTAACTAAGGCCTCCTCAATAATAGAATCAAACTGAATAGGACCAGCTTCTGCGTCTGTTCCTAAATCGCCTAATAACTTAGTGTAGTCTGTTTCTGCCATTCTCTTTCTTTATCTGTTCCGTGTGTTCAATGTGGTAGCTTACTATATTAAAAAACTCCTTCAGTCCTAAATTAAAAAAGTAGTCCCACTTTGTTTTATCGTGGTTAGCTAAATTATCTATTGTTGCGACCCATCCCCATTTTGTATAAAAGTTCTGAGCCTGCTCAAAGTCTCCTCCTTCGTGCTTAGGAAATAAGTTAGGATATTGTCCGATAATTTGCTTGAGAGAGTGCAAAAAAAAAGCATAATCGGATAAGCATCCTTTACTTTCATTTGATTAAGTAGTAGTTCACTTATTTCTTCGTGTTCGTCTCCGTTGTACTTACTTGGCTTTCCAAATCTCCAGCTAATTGGTCTTATACACGAAGCTACTATCTTGTGAATATTCTCAATCGGATTAGTTTTTGAAAAGTGCGAAATGTCTATGAATTGACTTGCGCTAATTTGACTTAATCTGTAATCAACAAAAAACCATCTACCGCCTACCTTAACTCTTTTCTTGTAAGTTGTCTTAATCGGCTGACTTTCTAACTGCTCAAATTCGGAGTAGAGCGATATTATCTGCTCAGAGGTAAACCCATCAAAGAACTCAGCCTCTATCTTATAAATAATAGATAGCTTCTTTTTTTTTGCTTCAATCCCCAAGTCCTTCACTTGTTGTAGCTCTATGAAGTCCTTAAGAGTTAAATTATAGTAATTGCGTTTCATTCTATATTATATATTTAATTAGGCACGAATTGTAACATATTGTCCTCTCTTATGTTCTTGCAATCGCATCAATGCAAGATAGCGTGTAGCATCTATTAAGTGATTATTGAAGTCCACTGGTTCGTTCACTATCTTTCCTGCTTTGTCCGTTTTCCACTTGTAGGTCCTAAACTCCTTTTGTAGATTATTGCCTATTAGATGTAGCTTATACCTTCGCAGTATGTCAATTGAGTTTATGATGCTATCTTTCCCTTTCTGTGTTGGTTTTATGTTGTAACCAAGTCTGTACACCTCCTCAATACTTTTGGGTTCGGCAGAATCAGCAAATATCTCTTTACGGCCTACTTCTAAACTTTTTAATCTTTCGGCTATGTCTTGATTGGTTAATCCTCGTTCGTATAACTCTTCTCTTATGTATAGCTCTTGCTCGTACTTCCAAACACTAACAAGTGCAGTAGGGTCGGCTGAGAATCCCCAGTCTAATCCGTACCCGATAAAGTTAGCTTCATTTGGTACTACGAATTGATTGGTCCAATTGTTGAAGACTAAACCCATTAATTGTCCTCGTTCACCTAAACCAAAGATTTTCCAATACTCAGGGTCAGCTTGTTCAAGACTTTCTATTTCCCTTTTTAACGCATCAGGTAGATGAGGATTGTCCTTGTAGGTAGTTATAATTAATCCGCAATCGTCACGAGTTAATACTTGGTCATATATCCAATGCTCAAAGTCAGATGGGTTATAGTCAATAATAACCTTGCCAGTCGTTCGCAAAAGTAACTGCCTCCAATCCTCAAGGTCTATCTCGTTTGCTTCGTTTACAAATAGGATGTCTCTCTTCCTACCTCGTATCTTCTGAGCATCATCTACTGAAAAGAACTCAATCAAGTTTTTGTTGAGTATATAAGTATTCTCCGACTTGTTATGGTCAGTCTCGTTATATAAATTGATTGATGTAAGTATCTCTATAAAATCCCTCATCGCTGAGGACTTCAAAGCAGGTAAGGTTTTCCTAACTATTGATATAGTCATTCCC